TTCATTGTCAGCAGAAATGGGAAGGGGCGATGGGGAAGGGGCAAGGAGTTCCTGCTTGTTATCAATGCCTTGGTCGTCTTGCCAGATGATGCGCATGGTTCCTAGAAAAACTCATCATAGTTGATGGACTCTTCTTTCTTCTCGGGCTCAAAATCAAGAGAAGGAGCTTCATAGTCCCAAGAATGGTAAAGGCGAGTCTTCTGCCCCTCAGGACCGTCTTGGAAACTGCTGGTTATCAGTCCTTGCCGCCTGGCAACTTCTAGGAGCTTGCCAGTGGAGCCAGTGTCGAAGCTCCCGCAAAGGCTTGCTACTTGCTGCTTCGTGAAGCGCTCCCCTTTTCTCATGGTCACGGCATTCACCACGCGGTCAAGTTCCTCCAGTGATCCGCCCATCGGCCCCGCATAGCTCCACCCATAGTTGAGTGAATCCCGCTGAAGCATGTGCTTACCAGCAAGGCCACTCCGGCTCTTGAGCCATTCCAAAACAAATTGACTGGGGCTGTAGTTGTTTTCTGGGCGGTACAGTTTGACCACTTCACTTACATTGTCCTTGAAGCTGCTACTATCGCGCAATCCTCCGCTCTTGTTTAAGTGGTGGAGAATAACGATGGAGCAGCGGTAGTCATTGGCCATGTCCCGCAAGCCGTATAGCACGTCACCAGCATTGCTCTTGGTAAGGTCTACATTCATCCCAGCGAGGCAAGCAGTTAAGCTATCAATCACGACAAAGATGGGCCGGTTCTTGCGGATGTAGTTATCAAGTTGTTGCATGTGAGCGAATCGCCAAGTCTCCCAAAAAACAATGTCGCCAGGGTTGAGGCCAGCTTCTTGATAGCCAATAATGCTCAGTTTCTCGCTGGTATCTGTCAAAGGTTCGTCGGCAGATATAATCAAAGACTTGCCTTTCATGCACCTTCTGCCACTCCAGTTTTGGCCAAGAGCTACATTTAGCGCCCAATTGTACATCATAGTCGTTTTCCCTACTCCACCCTCTGCAGCTAACAAAGTAACACTACCAAGAGGAACAATTCCTGCAATTAGCCATTCTCTCGCGGCATCAGAAGATGCAATAGTGAGTGCATCAACAGCTTCAATCTCTTCTCTGCCATATACTCTTGCTCTTGCTTCAGTGATAATCTTGTCAATGTTCTGCTGCCCCATCTTAACTCCACGCTGCTCAAGCCAGTTGCCGGTTTCATAGGCAATGCGGGCATCATTGGCATAGAGGCCAACAAAGTTTTCGATGGTGGCGATGATCTCCTCGTAGGACGGCTTACCGTCGCTATTCGCATGACGGTTCTTTGGGACAATGGAAGAAAGCAGATCGTCCTTGCTGGCGCCTTCCGCTATGTAGTCGCCAAGGTCATAGCCATTGCCTGACGGCAGGTTATCCCATTCCCACGAACGCGGGTCTGCATACAGCCATTGCGAGCCTGGGTTATCAGCCGCCACCTCTGCCATGAAGGCAACGCCCTGTTCGTCCCTGTCAGGGCACAGCACAAGCTGATAGCCCCTGAACAGCGTGGAGTAGTCACCATTGGTGCGATACTGCTTAGAGCCTCCTAGAAACGTGCAACAGGGGATTTCCAGCGCCCACACTGCTTGGCACGTCAGCTCCCCTTCAACAATGAAAATCGGCAAGCCGGTTTTCTTGCTTAGCTCTATCGCTTCGTGGTAGTAGAAAGGCAAGATGCCTGCTTTTACTTCCTGAAGTTGAGTTTTGTGGTTAGCGCTGCCTTGTTCAATGGTGGGAAACTCTTGCCAAATTTGCTTACTGCCAGAGTTGTCACTGCGTTTGACAAGGACTACTTTTTCGCGCTGTTTGTTTTCATAAGGGAAAGTGTATTCCCCTGGATCTCTTGGTGGCTTTTCCCATCGAACCAAAGGTGCAAGCGCATCGCGCACTTCCGCCCGGTGCGCTGGTGATGGGTCGTGCCAGCAGTTGTAGCCGCCAGTTGCCTTGTTCACTGAGAAGTCATTGCCGCCACATGCAGGGCAGATGAACTTGCCCTTCTCCTTGCTGGGCTCTAGCTGGTCAAGGAAGTCGAGGATTGAAAACGTCACGCTCATGGGCAGAGGGCAATGCCCATGATGCCACAGGCGTCAACAGAGCGGCGATAAGCAGCCCTAATGGGCGAAGGTGTGGACAATGGCAAGGGAGCGGCTATTGTGGCCCTGTTGTCCGATTCGCCTCATGCCCACCAGTCCGTACAAAGGCGGCAAACTCAAGCGGCATTTCACCCTTAGCGAAGCTGCCAATGAACACCTTGCCTCCATCGCTGCTGATGCCCGATTGTCCAAGAGTGAGGCACTAGAGCGTCTCATTCGCTCCACGCCAACCTACGAAGGCAGCGCCACGCTTGCCAATGGCGCATGGAGCCTTGTCATTGACCACGCTGTTTTCGACTCTTCTGATGAAACTGTCTGAGCTTCAAGAACTGCTCAACAAGGCACAGGCCGAATGTGGACCTGATGCTGAAATCTTGCTCTGCTTTGAGCAAAGTGCCCTTACGGAGGGTTATGACGAAAAATGCACGGAAGGCATTACTGACGTGCGCATTGTTGATGATTGGCCCTTGCCTGGAAAGAGCCTGTCCGTCTACGAAGGGGAGAAAGACAAGAAAGTGATTCTCTTCTACGACAACCACAAAGAGCTTGACTCTGCCATGGTCGCATGAATCACTCTTTCATGCTTTACGATCCACAAGCGTTTCCTTCTTCCATGACCCTTCCTGTTACTGCTGCCACCGAGCACCTTCTCACTGAGCGCCGCCTTGGCATTTTCTCTCCGCTGGAAATCAGCGCCAAACAGTTCACTACCGCCTATGAGCTTGCCATTGGCGAACACGTTGAGAAGAACTACAAGGGGCTGTCTTATTTGTCCTGGCCTTTTGCCTTCCGCTACCTCAAGGAGCACTTCCCTGGCGTCTATGTGGCCTTTGAGGAGCGCTCTGAAGGCTGGCCAGTGTTCGGCCAAGAAGGCTGCTGGCTGCTCCGTCCCTACTTGACGGATGGCATCAAACGCACGCCTGCGTTGGTGTTTCCGCTCATGGACAACAAGCACAATGCTCTCAAAGAGCTTGATGCGCGTGCCGTAAGCGACAACATTCAACGGGCTTCTGTGAAGTGCATTGCCACGTTCACTGGTCTTGGCCTCAAACTTTATGCCGGAGAGGACATTCCTAAGAGCGATGAAAAAGGAACGACCAAACTCCCGCTCCAACAGGAAGAAACGAAGCTTGCTGCGCGGCGAAGCGCGAAGGCGGAGGGAGCTAAAGCTGCTGCTGAACCTGCTGGAAAGCAAGAAATTGCTCCCGCCAATGAGCCCGCCCAGTTCGATGGCAAGGCAAGCCTTCTTGCGCTCTGTAAAGCCAACCCTCTTGGTTTCTCCAGTGAGCACGCCTCTCTGAAGGCAGGCAAAGGAGCATTGGAAGCCATTGGCCTAGCGAAGGGCGATGACATCAAGGACGCTGCCATGTTCGCCAATGTGGTAACGGGCCTCGTCACAGCATGGGCTAAAGAAGCTGGTCTGACCATTACCAAAGAGGCGATGGCTACCGACTTGGACAAGCTCCGTGCCATTGTCACTGAAGGCACCATTGAGCAAGCCATCAAAGGCGTGGAGGCTTTCAAGGCGGGAAAGCACTAGACCTGGCGGCAGCCAACCTTGCGCTTTGTTTCAATGGGGCAGTGGCGATGGAAGAAGATGGTTCTCCATTGCAAGACTGCCCTTGCCACTTTCTACAAACTCATGTCTATTGATTTCTCCCTCTTGCAAAACTGCCCCGCCTGCGAAAGCTCATGGGAAGGGCAGTCTATTCCCTCAGAGCAACAGCATCTTTTTGGAAACAAGCAATGGTTCAGCCGAGTGGTTGCTATTTACGACCAGCGAATCGACGCTACCGTGGCTTGGCAATGCCCTGATTGCAACACATGCTGGGATAGGGAAACTGGCAAGCGTCGTGATGGCTTCAATCTTGATCGCCTGAAACGAGACAACTGGCGCAATGGAGCGAAAGAATGAAACTGATTGGCAACATCAAGCCTCCGGCTTTTTCCAAGTTTCAAGACTGCATAGATGATCGCTGGAGAGCAGACGAAAAAGACATGTCACTTGGAGAGGTATACAGCCAGAGCATGTCAAGAGAAGACTCTAGGCGGGAGTTCAAGCATTTCTTTGCACTGATTGAAGAAAGCGGCTACAAAGCCACGGACTGCACTCTTTATAGTCCTCTATCGCTAACATCTTGCCGTGGCAGCGTTGGCGAACACGACGATCCTGGCTATGGACTGGTTGCCTTATGGTTAGTGCGCATTAAAGGATTAAATCGTGGTCGCTACGCGCAATGGGAATGGGGAGATGTGCCTGAGCTGTACGCCAGCAGGAAGTGGGGAAGAGTACAACTCGGAGATATAGTTGTCTTTAACGCAAGCAAGAAACACGCCTGGCTGGTCAATGGCACTTGTCACATGCTGATGCAAACAGTAACCAAAAAGCGTGTTCGTCGCTAGTTCCCTTGGCTTGCTACGATCTCGGTCTTGAAGCTCTTTCCATGACTTCTCTGGAGCGGCATGAGCCGCAACGCATCAGCATCAATGGCAAAAGGCACTATGTCACCACTGGTTTCCCAAACGTCCCTGATGGCATAGTGCTTCCGTCTGTGACCACCGTGCTTTCTTCAATGGCACCAGTGGGAAAGATCATGGCGCTGGTCAATTGGCGGAAGCGAGTGGGAGCCGAGGAAGCCAATCGTCGCACTCGCCTTGCCGCTAATCGCGGCACATGGCTTCATGCCATTCTTGAAGATTGGTTTGGCGATGAAGACATTGAAAATCATCTTGAAAAAGCGCCAGATTGGCAGCCTTATTTTCAAGCAGTGGAACCATTCTTGCAAGGCATTGAACAACCAGTGTTAGTGGAAAGTGCAGTGGCTTGGTACGATCAAGAACAGGCTATTGGCTATTCCGGCACGTTAGACATGGTGGCAACAATGTCTAATGGCTCTCTTGCTCTAATAGATTGGAAAACCAGTTACAAAGAAAAGCCTGAAAAGCACTTGGCCGATTACAAGCGGCAGCTTGGTGCCTATTCCATGGCGGCAGAGCAAATGTATGGCACCAGCATTGATGAAGCATGGTGCGTGATTGCTTGCTTTGACCCCGAGGATAAAGACAGCGAGCCAGGTCTTCAGTTGGTGCATCTTGATGGCTTTGAGCTGATAGCACAGCAGCGCATCATGCAGGACACCGTGCAACGATACTTTGCAGAGCATTACCCCGGCGGCAAGGCTTTCACCATGACAGCAGACAAGGGCTAGGCAATGGGAAGGAATGGTGGTAGTATTGGCAAGCCCTGAGCAAGGGCGCAACCATCACTCCTACGGAGAAACACTCATGGCCAACAGGCCCCCTATCACCGCTGCCATTGACCTCACGCCTGACGTGCTCAACAAGCTCAAGGCTGCTGGTCCCAATGAGCGCGGCAACTACTCCCTGGATGTCGCAGTCTGGGAAAACACCAAACGGTCTTCTGACAAAGCCCCTGGCTACACCGGCAGCGTCAAAGTGAAAGGCGACAAGGAAGGCCCGAAAGGCTATGCCAGTGTATGGGTGAATGAAGCCCTTGGCGGCGGCGACGATCTTTTCTGAGCTTTTCTCGACAACGATCATTGGGCGCTTCGGCGCCCTTTCCTCTTTAACCACCATGTTCCTCAACGACAAAGAAATCAACGCTCTCGCAGAGCTTGATATTCTCATGCCTTTCGTAGGCGAAAAGCGGCGTGAAGCCAATGGCCACAAAGCAGTGAGCTATGGCCTAAGCCAGTGTGGCTATGACATTAGGCTGTCTCTTGAGCAGTTTTCAGTGTTTGAAGACGATCAACTGCTGCTTGAAGGTCAAGCATTGTGCCCTAAAGCCAATGCCGTGAAAACTTACGACTTGATTGCGCAGCATAGCGAACTGGGCTTCTTTTACGAACTGCCCCCGCGAAGCGTTGGTAACGGCATCAGCTTGGAGCGGTTTTCGATGCCCAATGACATTGGCGCCAACGTCAAAGGCAAATCCACCTACGCTCGCCTTGGCTTGATAACGAACATCACGCCCATCGAACCTGGCTGGAGCGGCTATCTCACGATGAATTTCATCAATACAAGCTCATTTCCTATTCGTCTGTTCGCAGAAGAGGGTATTGCGCAAGTAATGTTCTTCCGTTGCGGAGAGGTGGAGAAGCCTTATGAAGGTCACTATCAAAACCAAGGCGCTAAGGTGCATCTAGCCGCCGTCTGATTTTGAGCGCCCTTGAAGATCAGTTTCTCAAGCAATGGGACAAGGCTACTGGCATTCCGTTGGAGCGCGAGTATTCCGACATTCCGGCTTGGGAAGCTGACTTTGAGCAGCGCTATGCCAAAAGCAAACGCTCCAAACGCTACCGCTTAGATTTTGCCCATCCAGATAGTTGCACTGGCATTGAAATCCAAGGGGCTGTCTATAGTCGAGGGCGCCATGTTACAGGCAGTGGTTATGAAAGAGATTGCAGAAAGTACAATCTTGCCTACACTTCCGGCTGGACAATCTTTTTGCTTAGCGCCTCCATGGCCAAAGACCCTTTCTGGACGAAGCTGATTGCTTCTCATATTTCTGCAAGGACTTTACGGCCTCGTTAAGCAAGGCTTCCGCAGCCTCTAGCGAACTATCCCGCACTGCTACAGCTTGCCGCAATTGCATGTTCTCTAGCATGGTGCCCTGGAGAGCCGTATTCATCATCGCCCAGCCTTCCAGCAGGTTATTGGCCACTTCCTTGAGCTTGGCCGGATCGTTGCATTCCTTGAGCGCTTTACGGCTTGTGGCAAGCGCAAACTCGCGCTCCATTGAATGCTGAAACGGACCCATCACGGCAGTACAAGGCTGGCCTTCCCACTCTAACTGCACAGGCACTGCAAACTTCATTGTCATTGATCACGCTGCATCAAGGCTAACGGCATGAGCAAGGGCATCAATGGGAAAGCCGAAACAACTTGTCGGGAGAGCCGAAAAACATTGCCAGCACTGGCGGAAAGCCCTACACTGGGCAAGCCCTTGATTCTTTCCCATGCAGGCAAACAACTTGCCCTTCACAAGGCAAGACTTAAAAAAAGTTGAAGCCATAGCCGTTAAAGCCATGCAAGCCTTGGCGTGTCACATGCTGCCAAAGCATATTCTTGATCCAGCAGCAATGGACGAAAAAGCCATTGAAATCGCAAAAGCCTCCTACAAGTTGGCCGTCTCTATGGCTGAAGAGCATGACATCCTTGAAAAGAGGATGGAAGAAGTCAACAAGCAATTCAAAATCAAAAATGAACCCCTTTCCCTCCATTGATCCTCTTGGTGATGGCAAGAGCCTTGTGGTGCTTGTCGATTCAATGGGCAACAGCCTGTCTGTTGTTAATGATGCCAGGCACAGTTTTGGTGCGAGGTCTGAGCAATGGAGCGATAGAGACACAAAACTGCTTTCATACCTAGCTAGAAATCGTCACACTAGCCCATTCAGGGGGGTAGTCTTCAAGTGGCAAGTAAAAGCGCCATTGTTTATCGCTAGGCAGTGGTATAAGCACACTGTTGCATCTACCTTTGTTGATGATCAGCTTGGCTGGAACGAGAAGAGTTTTCGCTACTGCTCAGCAGAGGATGCTCAGTTCTACACGCCAACACACTTTGCCAAACAAAGCAAAAGCAACCGACAAGCCTCTGAGGGATTCCTAGACGGCAATGATCAAGCATTGGCCCACCAGCTTTACGCACAGGCCCTGCAGGGCTGCATACAGGCTTATGAAGGGCTTCTGCTGACAGGAGTGAGCAAAGAGCAAGCTAGGGCGATCCTGCCGCCTTGCATGTACTCGTCATTCACGTGGACTTGCTCGCTGCAGACGCTGCTTCACTTCATTTCACTGCGTGCTGAAAAAGGCGCCCAGAGTGAAATTGCTGCCTATGCAAGATCGTTGCAAGTGCTTGCTCGCCCCATTGCCCCTGAAGTGTTCAAAGCCTTTGAAGAAAACAACTACCAATTCTGACCATGCACGACCCCATCAACCCCCAGCACTACACATCCGGCTCCATTGAATGTATTGAGGCGATGGAAGCATCAATGAGCGCAGAAGCGTTCAAGGGCTTCCTTAAAGGCAACTGTCAAAAATACTTGTGGCGTTATGAAAAGAAAAATGGGGCAGAGGATCTGCGCAAAGCCAAGTGGTATCTTGACCGTTTGATCGGCACCATCGAAGCAGAGGCAACTGCCATTGCGGAAGACCTATCGGCAATGGTCGAGGCACAGTGCGAAGGCGGCTTTTGCCCTATGCCCTCCGTCAGGCTAGGACCGTCAGAAAGCATGTTTCCGCCAGTCAACTAGCCTTCAACAGCAACATAGGCGGCCACTGAGCCGCCTTGTCTTTTCTCCGCTCATGTACTGGCACCACTCTTTGACACTCTTCCGTCCATTGCTCCCAGCTTCCAATGTTGGTGTGGGCACTGACAAAGCTATGGGCATGTATCCAAGTCATTAGTATCTCCTCGCGCTGTTCAGTCCAAAACTTTTGCGGCCTCCACCATTCAAACAAGCCCAGGTTGGACTTAGAAGCATTACAGGCCAGGCACGACGGGGCGAGGTTATACCTTGCAAAGTGCGGCCCTCCTTTGCTTTTGGGAACAATGTGATCAAGCGTCAGCTTTTCATGCCACTTGCCGCAATAAGCACAAGCTGGCTGGCCCATTGGCCCTCTTAGTGGATAGTCCTCAAAAATGCTCTTGCGAAACCGGCGTTTTGCTTCTGATGGCCGTAGTTCAATGAGAGAGTGGAGAAGATCATCAGGCCCATGCTCTCCGACCATCGCGCTATTCGCTTTCCTAGACGATAGCAGGCTGGCTCAGTGCTTTAGTGGCCCGCATATTGATGCTTAGAATACAGAAAACATTGCATTGAGCTAGTGCTAGAAGCTCTTTCCAAGATTGCCGCAACGGTAACGGCAGGAATGCTCATGGCTTCTGGCGGTATGATGATTGCTATTGGCAATCAACAGGCCCGGATAACGGCTCAAATTGAAGGCATCACTAAAAACCTAGAAGCTCTCACGGAAAACGTGCAAGAACTAGAGGCTCGCGTGAGAACTCTTGAAACCAATAGAAGCTCTGCTCCATAGTTCCTGTTAGGCTGTCTCTAGCCTTTGGAGGTGTCATGGTAGAAGAAAACATGGAGGTACTGATTGGCTTCGGGCTCTTTGCGCTGAGCGAGCTAATCGGCATGTCCAAGTACAAGGACAACTCTGTTCTGCAAGTTTTGTTGCGCAGTGCATCTACCGTCTTTCCTTACGAGCTAAAGCATAAGACAAAGAAGAAGAGTCGCCCGCGTGATCGCCATGGTCGATTCCTGCCCGAAGACTGATGACGCTAGACGATTGGCGCGTAGCTGTTGATGCTGCCATTGGCACCATCGCTGCTCGCGGTATTTGGCTTGCAATAGTGAAAGGCATCATTGAGCCAGTGGCGGCTTTTTGGGGGCGCACAGGCTATCAGCAACTGGACAAAGCATTAAATGACTCTCTTCCCAACCTTCCAAAGCAATGAGCAACTTCCTCCAAGCAGCCCGTCATACCGACCCATCATCTCCATTACCTCATCAAGATGCGGCTTGGCAATGGGCGTGGGAGCAATTCTCGCCAGAAAATCGGGCAGAGTTCTTGGAGATGTTTAGGGCTGCAGTGCCAGTGAAAGAACCGCTGTTGCCAGTTGCTCCCAAGTCTCCAGCGGGCAGCGTGCAATTGAGCGTGCCGTATGAATATCAAAACGACAATGCTTCTGGCACTGGATGGAGAGAATGCTTTAGCAGTGCTGCTGCAATGGTGGCAAAGTTCTATGGGAAAATCAATAGTGATGATGAATACAACAAGATTCGCGCTCGTTTTGGTGACACCACTGGTGGCAATGCTCACATGAAAGCCCTGCAAAGCCTTGGGCTGAAAGCACGTTTCGGCACTAACGGTAATGCTGCATTTTTGGAAAAAGAAATCAGGGCTGGTTGTCCTGTTCTTGTGGGCTGGCTGCACAAAGGAAGTGTTAATGCCCCATTAGGAGGAGGCCACTGGTCAGTAGTCACTGGCTTTACACCATCGCACTTCATTCATAACGATCCCAACGGGGAAGCTGATATGGTGCGTGGTGGCTATGTGAACAATTCCAGAGGGAAAGGAATTGCCTATTCGCGCAAGAATTGGTTGAAGCGATGGGAAGTGGATGGTCCTAATACTGGCTGGTACGTTGCCGTGGAGCGATGACTGCTGGCGTAATTATTGCTTGGGGACTGCTTTCGTGCTGCATTGCCGCGTGGTCACTGTCTTGTCAGCATGAGCGCAGGGCAAGGTGCTGTCGTAGTCATCAACAAGAGCACCAGTAATAAAATTGACGCCGAGCAAATTGACTGACTAGGGCCAAGATTTGTCTTATTACTGTCCCTTCACCGGCAAGCTGCCCCTCCAGTCCACTGACAGGCTGCCGGTGGGAGTCTTCACCTTGAGCACCCGGTTGCTCAGGCTGATGGGCCCCGATTGGATGACGGCAGTGGATCGGGCAGGCTGGGGCTGGCCGTTCACCTCCAGACGCGGGAACGATTCGATGATCTGGCTGGCCGGGTTGAACGTTCCCCAGGATGCGGTGATGATGTCGCCGCGCACGCTCCCATAGGTGACGCTCGGACCCGCCAGATCGACCGACAGCGGAGCAGCCAGCACAGCAGCGCGGAACGCGGCGAAGGTAGCAAACTCAGCCGTCGAGGCCACGTCCATCACCACGACGTTCTGAGCGCCAGAACTGTGGAGAACGTGCATGTCGGGGAACTCACCAGAGATCAGCTCCGACGCCCCCCAGGCGCGGACGGCCACGTAGGTGGAACCTTCCCTCAGGAAGTGCCAGCCGTTGGCCTGCGCAGCCTCGTCGAGGCCCTTAGGCCAGCGGATCCATGCTTGTTGAATCATCGGGCCCCGGTAGGTCTCCCACGTCCGGTCGGTGCGGCCCTTGAACGGATCGACCGCCGGGATGTTGAACAGGCTGATCAGCGTGGATTCGTGCTGCGCGTTCTGCTGGAAGGGTGAGCTGCGGCTCAGCCAGGCGTACTGGCCAGGGGCAGTGCGCCAATAGGGGTGAGTGCAGGTGATCTCGGCCAGCGGTTTGCTGGTCTTGAGCAGAATCTGATGGCCGATGCGTTCGCTCAGGCCACGGCCACGGGCTGGCACTGGGCTGTTGATGTTGGTGGTGTAGTTCCCTGAGCCGATGGCGTACTCCTGATGGCGGTAAACGGTGCGCTCGGTGTAGGCAGCATCACCACGGGCGAACTCTCCGAACCCTGCGGCAGACCCGCGCAGGGTGAACGGCACGCCAGCACCAGCGGCCAGATCAGCGAGCATCGCGGGCGGGCGCCAGGCGGAGATGGCAGCGCACACGGCGAAGTGGCGGGCTTCCTCAAACGAGTTCAGCGACGGGAACCGCATTGGCGGGGTGTCGCTGACCGGCATCAGTTCAGCCCACCACAGCCAATGCACCGCCTTGAGGTGGGTGTTGAGGATCGTGTTGCGCTGCGGTTCGATGTTGCGGTAGGGGCCAGGCCGGTTGTACGGGGCAATGGTGGAGCCGTGAAAGAAGTTCGCCGCCATGTCTGCGGCGTGATACGTGAGCACGGCATCAGCGGCAGCCTTGAGCTCGGGATCGGTGGAGCAGTTGTAGAGCGCGTGCAGCGGGTAGAGATGAACCGGCAGGTAGTTCGGGGAGAGGTGTTCGTTGTATGCCTTGTCGAAATAGCTGCTCAGCGTCACCAGCAGGCGTTGTTTCACGACAGCGCCAAACTCAGCGCTTGACATCCGCCGTTTGGTAATCGCGTCATACCAACCCGTTTCGCTGGGCCAGAGCTGGGCGAATAGCGAGGCGCCGACGTATTTGATCAGGAAATGGTTTTCAGTGCCATGACTGAGCAGGCCGCTGATTGTTT